AGCAGAACATCCAAAGCATTCAAATGGACTATCTTTTGGTTTTTCAACCGTTGCTATCTGATTAGATGCTAACTTAGTATTCGCATCTAATTTTGATTTTGTTCTTGTGTAATACACACCAGTTTTTAAACCACCTTTCCACGCATACATTAAAGCACTTGCTATCTTACCATATTTTGCTTCATAATGATAAACATTTAATGACTGTGATTGGTCAACATATTTATTTCTAATAATTGATAAATCTAATAATACTTTTTGTTGTATTTCCCAAACGTCTTTATATCTGTATCTTATATCTTCTGGTATTTCAACTATATTCTGTATACTACCTTGGTTAAGGATTACTTTATCAATCATATCTCTGTCCCAAATACCTAATTCTAATAATTCATTAACCAAATGTTTATTAACGATTATAAATTCACCTTGACCAACTCTTCTAGTGAATAAATTAGATGTTACTGGTTCAAATGATTCAAAAACACCTAATAAAATAGCAGAAGATGCGGTTGGCATTAATGCTAATAATAAACTATTTAACATTGGTATTGGTTGTCCTTCTGGTAGTGGTGACCATCCCTCAATATATGTTTCACCTTTTGAATATGGACTACCTTCCCAAGATGGGTAATTCCTACCTTGTTCGATTGCTAATCTCATTGATTCTTCAACAGCAGATTTATACATCGTTTCAAAAATATCTTTATTCCATTGTTTAGCTTCTTCAGATTCATATGATATTTTTTTCTTAGCGAAGAAATCAGCCATACCAGCAACACCAATCGCTAATGCTCTTTGGTCTTCACCAGCATCTTTACTCCAATCATCTGACCATTTATTTTTATCTATTACCTTATTTAAAGCCTTTACAAGAACTTTTGTTGTCTTAGCGATACTATCTAATGTATCATGCTCAGATAAGTTAACAGAAGCCAATGTACATTGTGGTGTGTATTTTGGTTTAGATGCTTGAAAAATTTCACAGTTGTGTACTAACACATTATTAGCGTAGAAATTCTCTGTTTTATCTACTTGGATGTCATATACATCCATTTTTTGTTCTAATTTATTTATTTTTATCATACTTATTTATTTTTATATTCAAATTTATACCCTTTATAAGTTTTATTTCGACCTTTACATACTGCTAATACTGAAGTTATTTTACCGTCTATGTAATCGGCTGCTGATTTTAATGACTCAAATACCATGACTTGGTTGTCTTTATCAATCATTATTACTTCTTTTTTATTATTACCTATTTTAACATCAAAAGTGTAATCTTTATTATCATACCTAAAAATATCTTCATAAGTATTATTATTAATACACTTTTTATTTTTTTAATTAAAGTTTAAATCTAATTCATCATCTTCTAATAAATCACAAGCCATAACATACCCTCTGTTTTTTGTAAATATTCTATGGTCTGGTGTGCAAACTATTTTAATACCTTTTTCATCATCAACAACCTCAATAACTTCAGCATTTTCTTTAGTTTTAATAGCACCTAATATTGGTCTGAATGTGTTATCTTGACTTAATACAAATAAAGTCTCATCATTGTTAAATCTATCAATAACATCTTTCATAGTTATTTTTTCTATACCACCATCTTGATTAGTTATTGTAATTAAGGTTTCACCATCTAAACAACACAAATTACTTTGTTTAATTATACCAATATTACTTTGCATGTTTCTTTTATTGGCATTGTCTTTAAACATAACATATGGTTTACCACTTTCAACTTGTGATTTAATTACAGAATCAAAAATATCTTTAGGGTTAACCTTTTTACCTAAACCTAATTCAACTGCTTTGTAATATTCATTTTCAAATTCTTCACCATATAATTCATAAAATGGTGTTAAACCAGCTTTTTTAATATCGTTAGGGCAGAATATATACCAATCCTCATTATTTTGCAATTTTTGCATAAATAAATCGTTGATGACAACAGATGTAAACAAATCTCTAGTTCTTAATTGCTCATCACCGATTGGTAATGTTAATTCTAAGAAATCCATTATATCTCTATGCCATACTGATAGATATAATGCACAACTCCCAGAACGAGAACCTTGTTTGTAGAATCTCATTTTTGATTGCACCATATCAGCTAATCTAACTACACCACCAGCATTACCTTTAAATGATTCAACAATGCTGTCTTTACTTCGTAAATTATCAATAAGTAAACCAATACCAGAACCTTCTTTTGATGCTGATGATATTTTTGTTAAAGTATTTTCAATACCTTCAAATGAATCATCTTCCAAGTGAGTTAGGTTACATGAAATCATTCCATTTCTTTCTGGTACACCAGCATTTGTATATGTTGGAGTAGCAAAGTTACCTCTTTTTGTTGTTATCTCATCTAACAACTCTAATCGGTCAGCTTCATTATCATCATGCAAATAACCAGAAACACGGTTATACATACATGAAGGTAATTCAGTGGGTATTTTGTTTTCATCCTTTAACGAATATTTTGTTAAAAACGTTGTAGCAGCAAAGAAATCATAAGTTAAATCAACTGACTGCAATTCTTTACCTATTAATTTTGATTGTCTAGATAATAAAATTCTACCACCCAACAATGAATAATCTGGATGTAATATTATTTTATCAGCAGCTTTAAAAGCGATTATCTCATCTATTTCAGTAGTTGTTATATTATCAGATATAAGTGGTATAACCTCTTGAAATAAAACATCAGTATCAACTTTCAACCCTTTTGATTGGGTTTTTATTCTAGTTAATATTTTGTTTGGTGTAAACGGTTGTGTTGTTTTGTCTCTTTTTACTATTCTCATAATTAATTATTTTTTTTATTAAAATTCTTCATCGAACATACCATCTATAGTTGTAGGAATCTCAACTCTAGTATATTCACCTTCTCTCTTCTCAAAGAAATTATTTTTAGATGATAAACCAATTCTAGACATGTAGTCTAATGGGTTTCTAACTTTAAATTCCAACTCACAACCAAAATCATTTAAAACAATATCAGTAACGTATTGTATGTATTTAATCATATCAGTTTTTGTTAACCCTTGCAAACCATCTGGCATACTTTCTTCCACAAATACCTTTTCAACTTCATAGCAACCCAAAATGATATTTCTTATTTCACTTTTAGATAATTTATATTCATCTTTTAAATATTTTTTATACAAGTGTAGTGCGAATTCATAATGGAATGTTTCATCACGTAAGATAAGTTCATTCATAGCTGATAATCCAGGCATCTTATTTCTACTTCTATACCAGAATACACCAGAAAATACACTAGCAAATGAAATACCTTCAACACAAGCAAAGGCAACTAATCTATGTGCAAATGATGGATGACCAATCCAATTTTCAGCCCAAGCTGCTTTTTTAGATACCGCTTGATTTGTTGTCATTGAATTGAATAACTCATCTCTCTCAATTAAATTCTTTATATAAGTTTCAATTAATAATGAATAACCATTAGCATGTACTTGTTCAATAAATGCTTGGTGCCCATAGAAGTATTGTGCTTCTAAAATTTCAACTTCATTTAAAAAGTTTGTTGCTAAATTGTCAATTACTAAACCATCTGAAATAGCAAAAAAAGCTAAGATATTTTTAAGGTATACCTTTTCCTCTTCTTTTAATTCATCAAATCTATCTTTTGATAAATCTGGTTCTTCAGCTACCCAAGTTTGTGCTTCAGCTTTTTTGTACATCTCCCATAAATCATTGTGTATAACTGGGAAAATGGAATACCTTTTTTTTACTGTCTTATCTTTTAAATACATTTTTGTTTTTTTTAGTTATTTAGTTATTTAATTCCTCAATTTCTCTTCTTCTTTGTTCCATTGCAAGGTCCATGACCTCTTTAACTCTATCAACATCCCTTTGTTCCTTAACCTCACCATGATTTAAGAATGACGTACCAGTTGAAGATTGACTCATATCAATCTGTATTGTTGAATTGTCAAATATGATATCTTCGAATATAATACCAGACTTACCAAACCTAGATTTCAATATAGCCATATTTGCCTTACCAGTTTCTTTCTGTTCCAATGTTTTAGCTATAGATACCAAGAAGTGTCCAATTTGTGCTTTCTTAATTGAACCACCCATTTGGTCACCCTCAACAATATCAGCTTTAATCGATGAACGATTACCTTGCGTTGCTGTCCATCCAGCTATATCAAATTCACTTAACATTGTTTCAAGTTCTCTCATCACTGCACCTTGGCCTTCGTGAACATCTGCATGATTTTTAGATGGTAAAACACAATCAATGTAATCAATAAGTATCACATCAGGTTTAAAACCTTTAGCAATATTTTTTCTAATCAACTGTTTTATTTTAGGAATTGTCGTACTATCACTTTTTAATTTAACTAATTTTAACTTACCAGGTGTCTTTTCAAACTTCTCAAACTCAGATTTAGCTTCAATCTTTCTAGCTTGTAATTCATTCAATGGTATTTTGGTCCAACATGATATGTGTTTTCTTTGAATAATTTTTGGTGTATCTTCAAAAAATATTTGCATAACATTGTAACCCATTCTTTTGGCGTGATTAGCCATCTTTGTAATCATTGTTGTTTTACCAACACCCCAAGCTGCTAGGATTATCCCTAATTCACTTTTAGCCAGTCCACCATCCATTTCCTCGTCAAGACCTTCAATACCCGTTGGTATTGGATTTCTATAGTCATCGGATAATACTGAATCTATGTTATCACAAACATCTATTGTCCCATCATTAGAATCACCTTTCTCTAAAGCCTTTTTAAGTATTTCCTCAAGTCTATCGTAATCATCAATAGTACCAGTCTTAATGATGCTATCCATTTGTTTCATAGCCTTAATAAGTTCTTGTGTTTTGCAGAACTTTATTGTAGTCTCTTGAATGTAGAAAGTATCATTTAATTCTGATTCTTCAATTCTTCTTAATTGACTTAAAACTGAACGCAAATCTATTTCATCCTTTACGTTCTCTAGTAGTCTACTCTTTAAACTTCCTAAATCTGGTATTGCCTCATGCTTCTCAAAAGCATCTTTTATGGTGGCAACTATTATTCTTAAATGTGAGTCTTCAAAATAATTTGGGCTAACAATATCTAAGATTGAATTTGCGAACTTATTATCAGTTAGTATCTGTAATATTACTCTGTATTGGAAGTCCAAGCCAAGGTATCCTAGATTATCTTTGTTAATTTTAGCCATTATTAAAACTCTGTATTATTAAATATTATTAAGCTACTTGTTCGTACTCTTTTCTAGTAAAAAATTCTGTAATTTCTTCTATGATGTTAGAAATTATTGGTTTAATGTTAACTTGGTATCTAACCATAGTTGGGAACCAATTTCCAGAGAATGTAGATTTAGCAACAATATTCTTATCCACTTTAATTTCGAACGTAAAAATATCTTCATTTTTAAAGATATCTCTTTCTGAAGCATCCTCTTCTCTTCTAACCTCACTATATGGGTCATATCTATCCCAAAGGTAATCAACTGATTTATCTTTCAAGAATTTAGGTATG